ATTCCTGTTCGGGAATTTAAATTTCTTAACCTTTCCCAAAGGGTTCAACCTCTATACGAGTGAGGATATAAACTGTAGGAAACTGCAGGGAACTCCTCTGTGGTCTAAAACCACGTTGAAGTATCTGCTCCCCACGTCAAAAGCGTGCAAAGAGGGGTAGATTCATAATAAAATCCATCGACCAATTTTAAATATAAGATAGACACTAATAATTTATTACTATTAGAGCCTATAAAGACTTATACCTAAAAGAGGACAGAAGGGATACATTATAACCGATTCATTTGTTGAGAATAATTAGGACTCTTGGTTTACCCATAATGGATCACGGTGACCAATAATATATGGAATTATAGAAATATAATCCAGTACAATTATTTAATCATGCAACCCATCTCATTCGATACTTATAATTTATAACACTGTCTCACTTAAGGTACCTGTACTTTAAGAATTAGAACATAAATCCTAATATGCTTAAAAGGTGCTTTATAAAGACGAAATAGTCTAGATTAAATAATCTATCGACGATTTACTATGTCACTTCAAAATTAATATGAAAGCAACTTACGTTACTTATCAAGTTTCAATTGAAAACTTAATCAATAAAATTAATTGGTTAAGAGCATCGGGACGATATGTAGTTAGAGATCCGAATACTAAAGATCTTCTTCTATATTTAGACGAAAAACATTATAATAAACTCGTTATTACAGCAATGTCTAATGATGTTGAATTAGATGTATTATCTACTCCAGATGATGATGAATCATCTGTTAGATCTCGTTTTCCTTCTACCGATAAAGGTTCGAAAGAGACACCCCCCTTAGAAAGTTGGATTTCCAACAATTCTAAGTTATTAACCTTGATCTCCGGATGGAGAATAAAAGAATCTATGATAGAGTTCGAAAGAAATTTCGATCAATTCATTCCAATTTATTATAGAGATATAATGTCTTGGCTTGGATTACCTTTATCCCGATTCGGGATGAAGAATATATGGAGATTAAGTAAGTCTTTAAATAAACGATTTACAACAAGAGGTATCAACCAAGTTATTTTAACTTTGAAGATAGACTCTATTGTTGTTCTTCAGTACATTGCTGGTACTCCTATGACGTCAACCCAAGGGTTGGGTCAGAGAGTTAAACTAGTGAATGGACTTCCAGCGCATTTACCTTCTTATTTCAGAAGTTTTATACGAAATGGAGATACTAATAAAATCAGAGTTCTTAATACACTTTTAAGTGCATATAAAGGATTCTCTGGGATCTATAAAGATCCTGATTTTTCTAGTATCGAAGCTCCTAGATTTAAACGACCTTTTATAAATTCTGCTAAAGATTTAGATGTTATTACACCTAAATTAGAAAAGTATTTACCTTTTCCACTTCAATTATTTGAAGATTGGACAGAAGTAGATAAAAAAGTGGGTTTATTTTGGAATCGTTTTAATCCTTTTGGTATTAAACCAACCTTATTTGCAGATAGCGAAGAGATACCAATGCCATTAACAGCGGGTCCTAATGCGAAAATTTCGTTTTTAGGGGCTGCATGGGATGCATTAGCTATTCTAGTTGGACGTAAAGTTCCTCTTTGGGACCTTCATCGAGCTATGGAAAGCCACCTATCTAAAGAACATCCGGGTTTTAATTCGGAGAACTTTAAAACAGTGTTTCCTCTTTTACAAGAAACTGCTTCCCGCCTGATAAAAGAAATTTCATCAGGTAAAGTACCTTATGAGGCTTATTCCAACCTATCTATTTCTAAAATAGATTATGATGGTCCTAGCCCTGATAAGGATAAACCCTTAACTTTGGATTATGTGGTAAAACACATTGTTCCACGGTTACGGGTGGGAAAAGTTTCTACTAAATTAGAAGCTGCTGGAAAGGTGAGAGTCTTCGCAATATCTGATTATTGGACCCAATGGATGTTGCTTCCTTTGCATAATTCTATTTTCAAATTGTTGTCTTCACATCCGTGTGATGCAACATTTGATCAACTTGGGAAAGTTGAAGAATTTAGCAAGAGAGGATATTCATTCATTGCTTCTTACGATCTTAAGTCTGCCACGGATCTTATTCCTATACAATTGTATGAGAAATTAATAGGTCATTGGACAGTCCCAGAGTTCGCAGAAGCTTGGGTTAAAGTCTTAACCTCTAGAGGTTATGCCTTTGACTATCAGGGTATTGATAAATTAAGACACTCAAGAGATCTTCACTATACTAGAGGTCAACCGATGGGGACTTTGTCCTCATGGGCTTCTTTAGCTGTAGTTCATCATTTCTTAGTATTCTTAGCTGCTGAAAGAGCAGGTAAGGATTTTTTCTTAGATTATCTCGTGCTTGGGGATGATATTATCATCGCTGACAAAAATGTAGCTAAGTGCTACACAGATGTGTGTAATGAGTATGGTATAACCATAGGTTTCCCTAAATCATTTGTTTCAACAGATGGTTTTTTCCAATTTGCGTCCCAAAACATTAAAGGAGATATTAATTTATCTCCAATTTCTGTTAAGGAGGCTTTATCCGCGAGTGGTGTTTCCTACTATTACGGTCCAGATTTTAATCTGTCTCGTAAAGTTGAATTCACTCAGAGATTGATTGGGAAAGGTTTTATAGGGTCGTCTAATCTATTAAACTTAGTTAGAAGTAATTCTACCTACGCTCAATGGAAAAGATATGCTGCTCAACTTACTAAAGGGATTTTCCCTTTAGAGATGAGTAACTTATTGACGGCGCTTCTATCAAGAGATTTTAAACTTCTTGATAAAAGTATTAGTATTGATCAACTTATGGCCTCTGTAAGAGGGGATATAAGATTGTTTACTAATAATTTACCTAGTGATCCTATAGGAACTCGGAAATATCTATTATTGTTCTATGAACAATTAAATAAAGATGTTTTACGACTTCTTAAGGATATACAAAGTTGTTTAGTGTTAAAACCTCTTCGAGGTCACTCACAAACTTTAGCAGATTTATTATATACACCTGCTGCGATGGGAATGAACTCCTTGACATTAGATTCATTTATGAAACTAAGACGAAGATACTTATCTATTGCTGATGCAGTAGAGGAAGAACTGTCTTACGAAGCTTGGATGATTTTATATCATGAAGAGGATGGGCACATTTTATTAGATCATTCAGTTCTTAAAGAACTGTTGATCATAAAATCTGAAATAGAAACGTTTAAAGTGAAAGCTGAACTTACTAGTTCAATTGCCACTGCGTTAGGAACTAAAGTACCTTACTTAGTAC